GGAAATGTATGTACTGATACTAAATCTAAGAATACACGCATTGCATATGAGTCATCTGTAGAATATAAACTTTTGCGTACAGTAAACTCAATATGAGGATTACTGTAACTACCTAATAATATATACGGAGCACCCGTCTCTTTTGTTATAAATGAAGCGTTGTATGTAGGAGTCTCACCTCTAAATATATAAATCTTATTGTTTATTATTCGCATTAGAATTACCTCCCTCTTGTAACACTTGTTGTACCGCTTGTAATATCTGTGGATTCTGCATAATAGCTTGTTGCATCTCAAATGGTAATTGATTTTGTCTTTGTTGTAATGAAGCCAACGCCTGATTTGCCAACGGATAATTCAATCCCTTCATTGTATTCCAAAATAATAGTAGTGATTGTGGGTCCTGAGGATTTCCGAAAGTACCACTCTGGAAGTTTGCTAATGTTTCTTGCCACATAGCTTCTCTACTTGTTGATAAAATACTTGCACTATCTACGCTAAATAAGAATCTATCATTATAATACACGTTACCTAATGTACCGTCTAAATAATTATAACGCGAGAAACTGCCTTCTATATATTCTCCTGATGGAGTTACTCGAGCATACGTTCTCTTCTCATCACAGTAAGCCAGCAAGAACTTAAACATAAGTTTATATAAGTCAGCATATGCTGCATCTTTCATTCTACGTTTAGATTCTAATCTACCAGCAGACTGACCAGCAGCAATTTGTTTAGCTTTCCCGCTCTCAGCTGTTGGGTCTCTTTTACCCTGATAGCTATCTGTGATACCAAGAGTATCTCTACCCATCTGATAAAATTCTTCTTGTAAAATATTATCTTGTTGCATATTAGCCTGAACAGTCTGAACAGAGAAAGCTTTCATCTGGTTAGGGTCATTTAATGTTACTATTTTTAAAGTCTCATCTGTATCAGGTATGTTAACGCCTTTAGGCTTTGTTACGAATGAGCCTGCCTTTAAAATGTTTTCTTCCATCTTAGTAAGAATCTTGTTCATACTCTCTTGGTTTTCTTCAAGCAAGTCAATATCTGATATACCATAGAACGACTCATCGTCCGAGATATTTTTTCTTACCACGAACGGAAGTTGTTTAATAGTATAGAACGGAATACTTGTTCCAGCCTTAGCTATTACTTGTTCTGAACCAGGTTGTGACGGGTCACCTTTTACAATGTCTTCTGTCAGAACTTCTGTCTCAGTACTCTCGTACTTAAATTTAGTACTACCACATACAGGACATATAGTTTCTTCTATGATAGTCTCGCCACACTCTTTACATACTTTTATTCTACGCAACTCATAAGCTTCTTCATCGAACACAATTTTTTCGCTACGTTCAGCTCATCCTAATCTTGATAAGAACCTATCTTTGTTAAAGTAATAATATGTTACAAGTGTGAACATCCCCTTGAAGTCACCATCTTCTTCAATATCTACACCATAGTCTTTTTTAATTTTTGCACAAGATACTAAGTCTCTAACAAATATATACTCAGCATCTTCTATGTTAGACACACCAGGTTGAGGATATACTTTATCTATAGGATAATATTTTATGAACAACTCACCACGTGTGGTAGGAGTTGTTTGTGTCTCATCCCAACCAATTAAATAAAAACTTGTGCCTTGTTTTAATGTACCACGTTCAGCCTCGTCATTTAACATTTCTGACTGTATGCGGTCCATCTCCATTTTTAAGTAACCTTCTAAGTCTGTTGCTAAATCTTTATTAACAGGGTCTCTCGGTGTTACTTTTGGTGCAGGAATAGCATTGTTTATCTGAGTCTCAATCAACTCAAAGCACATATTACGTTTGCAATATGCAGGTTTTTTAGCCATCCCACCTTTTCTTTTGTCACGAACTAAGTGAGTACCCTTATACAGAGCGTTACGTCTTGCAACACGTTCGTCTATGGCTGCTTTTTTACCCACCGCATCGTGATATAAATCTATAATTCTGTCTAATTTTTCCATTCAGTAGGATACCCCCATAGTTCTATAAGTTCGGTCTGTAAACTATCGTTTCCATCCGCATTATAATAATCCTCAAACATATCCTCTGTTCAAGGTTTGTATTTAATAAATTTTTCTGCAATTATGTCTGCATCAACATAAATCATCCTGTTAAGGGCTTGCGTCATCGCATCTACCTGGTCATCGTGAGCCCCGTTCGGGAAACTACTACACTCGCTTACAAAGTCATCTACCCAAGACGCATAACGTGGAAGGAACACACGGCCG